TTCCGTGCTCGTCCCTGGACGAGGAGCATATACTTATTACAGACCTCCCAAGCACAGCCCTGGCGAGCGACTGTCTCCTCCTTGAGCCGTTCAATCAGACCTCGAATCGCAGCATCGCCGACGCGGACTCCTCCGCCCGGAAATCGGGCAATAACTTTGACTTTGATCTGATCGGGCATGGAAGTTCATTTAAGTCTTCAGAACCGCTCTCACGTCGTCGACACGGATCGATCCATCCTTTCCTGTACCCTTGACATCGGAGAGGCTCACACCGCCCTCATGAGCGAGTTTACGAGCTTCTCGTGAGGCCACGATTGTATCCTCGGTGACGGTCGGACGGTCTGCGCGGAATCGGATGAAGGCAAGTTGAGCCGTACCCGAAGGACCGAACTGTCTGTAAATTTCTTGCGATACGATGACAATCGATTCTTCCGATCGACTGCGGCCCTCGTATATGAATGGACCTCGTTCTACGCGTGCTTCGATCTGCATGAGTCTTTGAGTTTTAAGCGTCCGTACGGACGACGATGAATCGTTGAAAGCGTCGACGGAAATCGATCGTAACTGGAGTCGTGACTACCTGATAGTTGGTCGAGTCCCACACAATCCTATTCTTGGGCGTGATAGGGATCTCGGAGCGCGTTGTGATCTTCAGACTTTCGTGAGCTTCTGTGCGTCCAGCCCGAATCCTTTCGAATTCATTCTCGGGCCTGATCATCGCCGCGACGGATTCGTAGTTAGCGACAGCATTCCAGTCCGGTGTGTTCTCCTGTCCGGAGGTATATAGACCGAAGTTGCTATCCGCCTCCAACTGGAATCGCTCGCGGAGATCACCTCCTGTGATCTGTCTTTTTGCCATGATCAAATCACCGGACAGACGAAAGGAGCCATAAGAACACGCGCAGTCCTGGGAAGCGGAATGGCACCGCCCTCGATATAATCATCCCGGCGATCGTAGAACTGCGAGAGGATCTGGCGTGCTGCCTGAACGAGTGGACGCGGAACGGAAGTAACATCACCGCCATATCCGTTCGAGGTCACGATCTCGATTTCCTCGATCGATGTCGCTACCCATTCGCCATCGTCCTTCATAAAGAGTTTCGGTCGCTTGCCGAGACCTCCGAGGATATAGAAATTCGTATGATCTTCGGTCGTATCTGCGCCCTGGTAATAGGTTGTGATCGACGTGATCGAATTGGTCGGTGGACGGAAGAGCTTCAAGGGCATGAATGAAGCCTGGTGACGAACCGTAACGGCGCGAGTGATGAGGACTCGCCTGGTTTCTTTCTCGACAACCTCCGCAACGGCTTTAATGAGACCTTCGATTAGTACCGTCTGACCCGCGTCTGCGTTTTCCGCATTGAGCCAGGCTTTGGCCTCCGGAGGCGTAAATAGATCCGAAGCAGCATCACCAGTCGTGACGGATAGAAGTCGCGATTTGACAGGAGTTGTAGTCAGCATTAGACGTCGAGAGTTTTACCGCCCTTGAGGTGAAGTACGATCGCTTCAGCCTCGGCTTTCCGGTAGTGTCGAGGCTTGCTCGAGTTCGTCTTCGTGATTGCCTTACCGTCGACGTAGACTCTCCACCATCCCCCATTGACCTGCTTCGCTTCGATCGTGATCGTCTGCGCGAGTTCAGGACCATCGTCGGGCATGAGATCTGGACCAACGACGGGAGTAGCCGGACCATGCTCCATCATATTCGATGGCGGTACGACTTCAGGTGTCAATGGAGGTGACGTCACTTTCTTCGGCGTGAACGTCATAGTCGGACCAGGAGGTCTTTCATCTCTGCGATCGATGAATTCTACCCGAGATCTTTTTGCTCCGGTAATCGGAGGAGGTATGGCACTCAGTCTACTTCGATCGACAACATGAGAGACACGTTCATGGACGCGTCCCTGACGCGTGAGTCTTCGGATATCGTGTGGATGAACAAGTATGAGATCATCCTTTCGATTTTCATCATAGTCCTTCCGGACAATACAGGGAATGAGTTGAACTTCAGACATAGGACAGGTGAGTTTGATTATCGAATCGACCGCAAGGTAGCACAGCCGCAGGAAAGTATCGAGTGCCTTCACAATCGGAGAACCGGAGCCGCCTCGAGCCGAAGCCCGAGACGTTCCGGATTCTCCAAACCGGGGCACTCACCATCCCCGATATTCGGGACTAGGTGATGGTAGCCGAGAAGTCTCCTTGCACGAACGATGCCGTACGGTAGACTGTCAGACAGATCCTTTCCTCAGCTCTTAGGGTTGCCATGTTCTTCTGGAAGTTATCGCTGTCTTCCGTCGAGATCATGATGTTGCCCTCCTGCCGATCCCAGATAGCGGCTCCAAGTTGGAACGCACCAACGAGGAAATCAGGCGAGCTTATACCAGTCGTCGCTACGACGGGGAGACCCCACATACGAGGCGTAGCCGAGTTCTGCGGCTGCGCAAAGATGTAGCGACCCTGAGAGTCCTTTTCGAGTTCAATCGCTGCCCAGTTGTACGTGTGCATGACGATCCCGGTAGTGGGATATTCTGCTACGTGAACCTGAGCGATCGCAGCCCGAAGTCTATCGATATCCGTCACAGACGAAACACCGAGATCGGTTGTCAGAGTCGTGTCGTAAGCCGTTGCCTGAGTGATCAAACCGTTGAGGTTCTGACCTACGTTATTTCCGTAGAGCAGTTGATCCTCCTCCTCCTGGTCGAGCAAGAACATCATACGACCATTCGTATAATCTTCGAGGCCGGGGATGTCGTCAAGCAGTTGAAGCGGAATCTGGATGAAGTGAGCCAGAGTCCGGACAGTCTCCGAAGCGACTGTGATCTGGAAAGTCGTCTCACCCTTGGTCACGCCGAGTCCCGTTTGCGGACCAGCGTTATCGGTGAGCGCAGTCTCCGAGATATAGAACACTTGATTCTGACCCGTACGATTTCGGGGAAGCAGATCGCGAACACGAAGCTGCCTCTCACCCGGACCGATGATGCCAGGAACATAGAGCGGTTCATAGACGGTCGACCCCGTCACACTCACATCCTTTCGCCGGAGGTGATGCGGGAGCATCCCGTCGTACTTGAATCCAACTCGTTTACCTTGCGAACTCGCACCGACTTGAGCCTCCTTGACCGCTTCGGCGATACCGACACCGTAATCAACAAAGTTAGCAGGTGCATTTTTGGGAGCGATATTCTGAAGCTCTTCGAGTTTCTCGTTCAGACGATCGGCATGATCCTTGACCATGTCCTCGATCTTCGTAACGAATTCTGCATTCGCCTCCGATCGCTTGGACGATTCCTCTTTGAGTTCAGCAACTCCGGTACCAGCATCCTCACCAGCTTTGATCCTCACGTCGAGTTCGAGGATCTGAGCGTCGAGATTCTTTTTCAGTTCCTCTCGCAGATCCTTGGTTTGTGCGTCGATTTCCTTCCGCACATCGGCTGTCGCTTTCTCGATCAACTCTTTCGCGGCACCTGCTCCAGCACCTTCGGCTAGGATCTTGATCCCGTCCTCGTGGCCGGTGAAACCCTTCACCCATTCCACGTTGAGTTCGAGGGTCACGCCCATGTCCGGAGGAGCGAAGCCTGCGAGTGCTCCGATCGCCAGAACCATCACAGCGATACATCCAATAATCTTCAGGTATTTGTGTCTCATTTTCTTGTCATAGGTTAGCATTCGAGATTCAGTTTTCTTGCAATCTGGAGTGCTAACTGAGCAGTAATGAGCGGCTCCAATTCTTCCGAAGTGCCATTGGCCAGTTCGACCAAAGACGGCTCCTCATCCAGGCGTAGCCCGAGTTCAGAACGGAGTGCTATTTCCCACTGCGACACCAGAGTTCGGAGGGAGGCCAGTTCGGTCTCCAACTCCACGGCGCGTTCGTCTGTGATCTCTCTGCTCAAGCAGCGTTTGATCGCATGGACTTTCGAGACGAGTCCGTCCAGAGCGGCCGGATCCTCTCGCAACGCTTTTATATCAACGACGGGCGTCTCGGGATTTGCTCCCCACGCCACGGACGAGCCTTCATATAGCTGTACTTCGATAAGAAGCAGTACGTCGTTCTCGTCGTCCCATTCCCATTTGATAATCCGAAAGCCGATCGAGTGCTCGGTGAAGTGACCCTCCTCGTATTCGATGAGAGTGTCCCGGCCTCGCTCGTGATTCATCATCTTCGTCGTGAAGAGCAGACCGAAGTTGTCCTCTTCGAGTTCCTGGATAACACCCGCTCCCCAGTATGGGACGTGATGGAGAAGATGCTTAATCCGACGCTTGCCCTTCGGCCCCCATTCCATGACAGTTTTCGTGAACGCTCCCTTGACGAGCACTTCCCGCCAAGAGTCCACGACTCCGAATGAGGAGTAGTAGCCTCGTACGATTCCTTTCTTCCCGTCGATGTCCTTGACTCCAGCGAGTGGCATACCATCGAGCGGCATGATGAGGCCTTTGTCGTACGGGTTTTGATTCGCCCGCATGAATTCGGCCAGTCGAAGTTCAGCGTTCAGCATGAGTGACCTCGATACAATAGAAAACGGCGACCCCACGTGAGTAGAGCCGCCGTCATCGATCGGCTGTGTTTGAGTAGAATCTTTCAGGGAAGTCCGAAGCCGGTTCCCAGTACTCCGGGCTTCCCTACTCGTCGCGGGTATGATGCGCGATGAATTTCAGAGACAATATAGCACATCATTTCGAAAAAGATCCAATTACTTCAACCTTCCGGGAGCTTATTGCCTTTTCCGATCACTACGGGTTTCGCCCATACGCCCTGCTCATTCCAGTATACACGACATTCCGAACAACGATCATCGTTCATCGCCGAGTTGATCGTATTGACTACGACCTCAATCTGAGCAGGCTTCAGGAACTTCGGCTTCTTTCTCTGCCCGAGGAAGTTCCGTCCCTCCAAACTGATTCGTTTACGTGGTCCGGGCATAAGGATCGCCCCGTCCGAGGGCCTGGTAGTTCGTGATATGAGGAAAATAATCCTTGAAGAACTGTCGTGCTGGAATGTATGTCACGCGCCGAATATGAAGACGGTGTCCAGTCTCATTCATGAGATCCATCTTCTCGGGTTGATTGCTCGGAACAAGAGTCCAAATATTCGGACCTTCCGAGAGTTTCACATCCAAGAGTGCAAAATCCCGATCGCCCATGTTCCGGGCGTTATGCATTCTGAGTCCAGGTGCTTGACGTAGACGTCGCATGAGAGACGAATCCAGATATCCAGGTGCATCGGAGTCCCATAGCCGATCTTTCAACGCTCTGATCGCACCTCTAGTGAGCGTACGCCCCAAGCCCGGTACCATAGACTCGCAGTAAGCGACGTACTCCGAAGGAGGTTCATAGACGTAAAGATCACGCGATGAGATCACGTCGGATCCCCGACGCAGTTGCTCGAGGACGAGATCGAAATATGTCCATGAGACAAAGTCATCGGAGCCGACGACCATCAAAGCGTCCACGTCAAGATCGATCATCGCATCCGTACCGAGGTTCCATTTCTTCCCGAGCGGCTTGTTCTCGATCTCGACATACTTCCACGGTTCGACATAGGGAGCCGGATCCGGATCCTCGGGACTTACTACGCAAACGAGTTCGAGATCAAGACCCGGAATATGAATCCCAGCGTAATGTAAAAGGACTTGCTGCGTCAGGGTCGATCGACCCCAAGCCGCCGTCAGCACCCCGAGTCGATATGGTCGGCGTGCTCTCTGTTTCGCATGTTTGGAGATCACTTCAAATAGGGATCGAGCAAGCTGAAATGACGTTGCGCCTCCTCATGGAATGCTGTGACCAATTCTCTAGGGGTCTCGTTCCATGTGAGGTTATCTTTTAGTGAAGCAGGCACGATCGCATTCAGATCTTGAATCAGCCAGTCAACTTTCGGTGAGTATGACCACGCGGCCCAGGGCACACCATAGATCGCTGCGAAGATAATCCCGTGGAGAGGCATCACGAGTACACGTCGACAACTTCGATAGTGCTCCAGGTACTCCGCAGGATTGGATCCGTTGTAAAGATCGAAAGTCGAAGGGAATCCGGCTCTCGTAGTATGGGAAAGAGTTCGATCCCCTAGCCGCTGCCCATAGGTCGAGAAAAATAGATAGTGGTCATCAAGCGTTGCGAGTTCTTCGCGGACTCGTTCAACCAGGTGGAAGGAGTTGAAGCGGTTGGAGTGACGGAGCATGATCCCCGTCCCATGATTGATGATCTCCGATTTTTTCTCCGGAGGCTTAAAGGTCCAAGCGAGATCAGGGACAAGGATCGAACCGGGAAGGGCTTTGAGTGAGACCTCGTCTCGAACCGTTATGAACTCTGCATCCGGAAAGGGATTCTCATCGAAGACGAGTGCACCGCCGACGCTAGACCCAACTGAAAGGACGCAGTATGGACAGTCGTATTTCTTCCGCCATGCGTGAAGCAGATCTCGTCGGCCTTCCGCTTCCCGGAGGACTCCTCCACCTCCGTAGATCAGAAAGTTCGGTCTTGTATCCTCGCGGAGTCTGTGTTGTGGAATGATTTGATGATCGGGGTATTGACGACTGAGAATCTCGACGTACATGTCGTCGCCAATATTCGTCGATTGATAGTTCCCGATTACAACGATTCGCATCGACATCTGATCTCCTCCTTGAGTTCGGTGGTGAGTAGAGATTCAGTGATACCCTGTGAAAGTCTTCCGTGGCGAATCGGTTTCTTTTTCCAGGTGTCCTCAAGATACATTCGAACGTCGGCACCGAGACCAGGGACGTGAGCATCGATCTTATCGGAGAAGCTGACTTTCCCCAAGTTCGTGTCGAGAGCCTCATACTGAACTTCGATTAATCTGAATGGCCAGCCTCGCTTTCCACGCTCATCCCACTCCGTTCGAAATTCAACATATCTTTCTTTCTGGATCCGAGTATTGGTTCGCTCGGTGATGATGAAATCAAAGATCCTCTCATCCTCGTTCACGCCTCGCATATAAACCGGGCTTCCCTCAACGCGCTTGGAATAGAACGATTCGAATATCTCAATCGGATCCCGGACGATCCGGATCATGATGATCTGTGTCGTTGTCCATCGTCCGACTTCCATCATTGCGAGAGCGTGGAGTCCGTTCTTGGAAAGACAGGGGTGAACCGGATTCGATTCTATAAGCCGGAGGACGTTGATCATATCATTTTGACCATCCGGAAATTCCATACAATTTTCATTGAAGGTTTTACCTACTGTCAGCATCGATCGCCAGAGATAGGTCGTGCCCGAATGCGGACATCCGAATGTAAAGATCAGAGTCATTGCTTTGAGTCGAAAGCAGATTGAATGACATCCTGGTAGACCTGGAGTTCTCCGGGAGTATCGTAATTCTCGAACGTCCGGATCATGCGATCGGAGAAGGCTTGATAATTCCTATAGATCTTCTCGATCGTGATTGCCCAATGTTTCACAGCTGCATCCCGAGGCATGGAGATCATACCCTTTTCGCAGATACCCGCTCGATCGTTGGCGAGACACGGAATGCCGAACTGCATGGCTTCGGGAGCGACACGAGATGTTCCACATACATCATTCTTGTAGTTCGGATAGATCAGGATTCCAGCCGATCGCCAGATCGTTTCCATCTCAGTGATGTAGTCAGTCGTCTCGATATTTGTGCGATCGGAGTACTGCTCGGGATCGGCCGAATTCACAACGAGGAATACCCGCTTCGGAAGTAAATCCGCAAGATCGAAAAGAAGCTCTGACTCCCCGAGATCCTTCGCATCGGTTACGAGGACGATCGGACCATGAGGATTCCCCGCACCCTTGATCGTTCCCCATACCGGGACGTAGGAGACTTTACAGATTCTTCCGTAGTGATATTGGACGACTCCGGCAGTGTATAGATTATTCGCGAGGACATAGAAAGCCTCATCGAAGATCTGCTTTTTCTCATCCCGAAACGACTCGGGGATTTCCCGACTCATCAAATCTCCTGGAGGTAGCGGTGCGACATTTCGCCACCAGCGAACCATGACGATATGTGGAATATTTTGGGCACGGCAGACGGTCGCTACTTCGGGTGTGGCTACGCCCCACGAAAGGACGACGTCGTCCATCTGACCCACGTATTCAGAGAAATTGTCGTGTCCTCGGACCATAGCTGCAACGGGCCAGGTCTGTGCGAGGTGATCTCGGATGATACCGACCGATGTTTCTCCACCTCGGGGCTTGGCGTCAGGGAATCGAGGATCTCCGGAGAGAGGTTTATGACAAGCAAGAAGAACTCTCCTCACATGAACCTCCTTTTATCGAGTGCGTGTTTGCGGAGAAGACCAAACTTGATATCATTCGCAACGCGTTTGATCTGGACGTGCGTCAACCCGTGGTAGTCATCCTCTTCGACGTTCTTCACCTGGATTGAAATGCCCATGAGATAATTGACACATTCCCGAATCCCTTTCTCGATGAGCGTGGCTTCTCGATCCTTTTTCTTCGTCTCTATTACGCCGCGAACCATCTGGGATTGCTTCAGTTCTTCGAGATGAGTCTCGACTTCCACAATCTTATCCATGATTTCATCCCGTCGATCCTCGTCCGGAATCAGCATCTTCCCGAGTGGGATATATTCTCTTTCTAGCTGCTTTGCTTC